CTGCTTGATCCGCCACTCAAGAAGATGCCCGAGGGCACCGATCCTAATGTGATGAGCAACCGTTGTGAGCCGATTGTGGAACGTGGCATTGACTTCCTCTTTGGGCAGCCGGTTGGCATCTCCTGTGAGCAAGGCGCACCATCAGAGGCTCAAGACTTCCTTGAGCAGACGTGGGGCAAGAACGAAACACGTCTCCCGCTCCTGCAAGATCTCGCACACAATGGAGCGGTGGCGGGTCGCGCCTTCTTGCGCATCGTGCCCAATCAGGATGGAACAGACTTTCGTCTCGTCGTGGTTGATCCATCCACTGTCTACGTCCAGACGGCGCGACAGGACTGTGAAACCGTGTTACTGTACTGTATTGAGTACTCGGTCGTAGAGAAGGTCAACGGCAAACCTGCACAGGTGTACTACCGTGAAGAGATTGCGCGCATTGATCCCGATGGTAATGCATCGCAGGGCATGCCCGATGATGATGATACGTGGAGCATACAGCACTGGACGCGCGTCGGGGACCGTGGTCTGTGGACATCGGCAGGCGAGCCGATCCTGTGGCCCTATCCGTTTGCGCCGCTCTTCTCCTGCAAGAATCGGCCACGCCCCAATGATTTCTGGGGCAAGCCAGATATCACACAAGATCTGATCAACCTGAATAAGGCGCTCAATCTCTCACTCTCCTGCTCCAATGAGGTGCAAATTTTGTACGGGCAGCCGATCCTTTACGCTACTGGCATCGCGGAATCAGCCATCGATATCAAGCCTGGCCGTATTATCGGAATGCCGACATCTGATGGCAAGATCGTAGCGGTCGCGATTGCCTCTGACCTTGCCAACTCCCTGTCCTTTCAGGCCGATCTGCGTAGCGATATGGACGAACAGAGTGCGGTCCCCGCCGTGGCGCTTGGGCGACTCAAGGATATTGTGAAGGGACGTGTGTCCGGTATCACGATGGAGTTGATGTTTCAGCCATTATTGCAGAAAACAGAGAAGAAACGCTGCTTATATGGTGCGCTCCTCATCGAGGTGAGTAAAGCCTTGCTGGTGTTGGGCAAGTTCTCGCCTGATATCGAAGTCTCGCTCGAATGGCAAGATCCGCTGCCACATGACGACCTGGAAACGGTGAATGCGGTGCTCGCCAAGCAGAAATTAGGGGTAAGCAATGAGACACTGATTGCGGAAATGGGCTATGACGCTCAGATGGAGATGGACCGCGCGAACACGGAGGCGGCGCAAAAGATGAGAATCGCCATGATGCCACCTGCACAACCTGGACAGCCGACGCCTCCACCGACACAGAGTGGCAAGCCACCTATGGAGTCGCCATTTATGGTAAGGAGTTGAGGAAATGAAACGCGGTGATCTCATCTTATACAAAGCAAGCGGCGCGTGGCCTGATCGTCTCATAGCGAGCGCTACGCATGGTCCGTTTGTCCATTGCGCGATTGTCTACGACAGATTCCGGTGCCTGGCTGCAACACGAGTCGGTATCCGTTCCGATGCACTCCCAAAGGAAGACGAGAACCATGTGGTGATCGATATCAGCCCGATCTTCGACATTGAAACGGGGATAACCTGGGCAATGCAGCAAATCGGGAAAGAGTACGGGTGGACGGATATCCTCTACCAGGCGGTGAAGGTGCTTGCGCCCAACAATCCGTACCAATTCGGGCATCTCAATACCTGGGATTGTAGCGATTATGTGACGCGCTACCTTGATCATATCGGCTATGAGTTGCCTGATATGTTCTCGGACCCGTACACGATGACGCCTAATGACATCGCTCGCTTGTTTAAGTTGCTCCCACCACGCAAGGCAGGCGAAAGGAGTCATCTATGACAGCAGAACAACTAGCACAACTCTTTCATGAGACCTATGAGCGGTTAGCACCTCAATTCGGATACGAGACGCGCAAAGAGAGTGCAAAACCCTGGGCTGATGTGCCTGAACAGAACAAACAACTGATGATCGCTGTAGCAGGAGAACTACTACAGCATATGATCACCACGATTGAGCAAGCACTTGAATGGTGTGAGTTGTATGCGGCTACGGTCAAGTTCTTAGATGATGTGCATATCTACGTTGCTGGTGACTATCTAGGCCGAGGGAAGACCTTGATTGAGGCAGTAGATAAGGCAGCGTTAGAATTATATGCGCAAGCAAGTATGGATGAATGAAGGTGAGACGTCGGAGCGATCAGAAACAGTACATCTTGACAACCTGACAGATAAAGGATACACTTATGACAACAGAACCCTCATCCGGTACAGGCGCGACGCCCACGACCGGATCACCCGAGACGGGTACCACTTCAACTGGCGCGACGCCACCGAAGTTAGCGACCACGCTTGAGGAAGCGTTGGCGAGAATTGCGGAATTAGAACATTCGCACAAGAACGCCACAGAAGAGCGCGACCGACACCGCAAAAAGCTCACCAGCTATGAAGAGCAGGAGCGCAAAGCGCAAGAGGCTGCACTCTCTGAAGTCGACAAGGCGAATAAGGCACGCGAACAGGCAGAGCAACAGATCCAACAGTACAAAAAGCAGCTGGTTGACGCACGCGTTGAGCTAGCAGCAAAGGCCAGGGGGATTATTAACCCGTCCATTGCCGCCTCAGCCATACGTGAGCAACTGGAATATGGCGACGATGGGATGCCATCCAATCTTGAGAAAGCTCTCGATGATTTAATCAAGGCCAATCCCTATCTGATTGCCAAAGTCGAACCCGCTTCGCCTGCACAGACCTCGCCCACGCCGCACATTCCCGCGATGAACCCAGGACGCAGTTCCATTCAATCACCCGGTCAAACCCCGGGCAGAATACCATCCTGGAACGAGGTGTTTAAGCGCCCATAATTCGCCAGGGTGAAGATATCGATCATCTACAGTCGAGATGATAGAAGAGGGATCGATTTATGGCAGGAGCACAGGGGCTATTCTCGACGAATGCCTATACCCTGGCTGATTATGCCCTCAACAGCAATCAGCCGCTTGTACAGCGCGTCACCATGTCACTGATTGACTATGCGATCGTGCTGCAAGATGTCCCGTTAGTCAACAAAAAAACACTGATCCAGAACGGCACGCGCTTTGAGGGCAACCTGCCGACGGTGAACTGGACGCCGCTCAACTCTGAGGGTGTGACCACCAAAGGCACGCCGACTGCCTACCAGGAACAAGTTTTCACCTTCCGCAACTATATCGATGTGGATAAACTTCTGGTGGAGGACGAGAACCAGATCGTTGAGCCGCGTGCACTCCAAACACAAGCCTTTCTCAAAGCGGTGACCTATGATTTCAACTTCAGATTCTTCAACAACACCCATGCCGTTGAGCCCAACTCCATCGTCGGCATACGCTCTCGTATTGACAATGGCTCCGTCTTTGGTGTGCGTCCAGAAAACAAGATCAACGGAGGCGCTGCTGGCATCGCTCTCGATATGACCCAGGCCACCCTGGTCTCAACACCCTCATCTGGCAACAAGGTCATTGAGGTGCTTGAGCAGTTGTTATGGTCGGTCGATAGCCCCAATGGAAATGGCGTTGTTCTGTACATGAATGATAACGTGAAAAGACGTTTATCATTCATGTTGCGCGGGTTGGGCACGAGCGGCGGTCTGGATATCACACAAGACCAGTTCGGACGCACGATTGAGAAGTACAAAGGCGCGGTGATCCGTGATCCTGGCCTCAAGGCAGACCAGAGTACCCGTATCATCCTCGGCCCATCGGTCCCTTCCGTGGCGACACAGCTCTCTGAGGATATAAACGGGAACGACAACACCTCGGCCCAGGGCGCAGGGTCGAACTTCACCAGCATCTATGCCGTGAACTACGGAGAGGATCATTTCTTCGGTTGGCAGTTTGAGCCCATCAATGTGAAGGATCTTGGCCTGATCTATAACGGCGCGCTCTACCGCACCTTCATCGATTGGGCGGTAGGTGTCATGAACGTCTCTACCCGTTCGATTGGCCGTATCTACGGCATCAAGATCGCCTAATCGCCAGAAAGGGAACAACACATGCCTGCTGACTTGATGACAACGGTTCAGGCCAGTCGCTCACAAAATACCGTCACGACCTTTAGCGCTGGCACACCCTTTGTTTTGCCAGGAGGGACACCTCGGCGTGGGCTCAAATTGCATATTCTCGCGACGGTTGCCACCTCATCGACGACCAATACGGTGACGTGGAACCTTGCGGTGTCGTATGACGGCGGTTCCACCTTCAACACGGGGCTGTTCACCTCGTTGTCGTATCCGCTGACCACGACCAGCCTGCCACTTGAGGTGGCTATTCCATTTGACATCTCACCAACAAGCGTCGCCAATGGCACACAGATCCGCCTGGACTGCACGACCGCTGGCGCGGGTGTGCCAGCTGTGACCTATCAGGCAGATCTGGAATTGGCGCGCCCATAACCGCGTAGAAAGGAGTCTGAGATGACCGTAAGAAATACCATGGCCGCGCTTATCACGCGTGTGCGTCTCCTTTTGAACGATCCATCAGGCTCCTCGCAGATCTTTGCTGACCAGGACATTCAAGACGTGCTTGATGAGAGCCGCATCGACATCAAAAACGGCTCAATGGAGCCCAAACCGACGTTTAGCGGCGCGACCATCCAATACCTGGACTACTATACCGCACTCGGTGGGTGGGAAGACGACCTGATCATCAAACAATACCTGATCAACGTCGTCACGCCCTCACTCAGCGAGCCGATTGCAGGGCATTTCCAGTTTGCGGCCACGATGTTGCCACCCTTGTACATCTCGGGCAAGCTCTATGACGTGTATCGCGCGGCGGCGGACTTGCTAGAGCGATGGGCGGCGCGCGTTGTGCTCAACTATGACTTTTCGAGCGATGGACAATCATTCAAGCGGGGGCAGCAAGCCGATGCATTGCAGAAGTTGGCGACGACATATCGCCGCAAGCAGCGCGCCGGCAGCATCACCGTGGGACGCTCGGATCTGGCGGGCGCATCTCCACTGACGAATGTAGGGCTTGGGCCGACCGAGCTTGATTACCTTTCAAGCGGGCAATAAGGGAGAGAATCCATGCTGAGTGCTGCTGAAATCGCGAGCATGACCGCAACGGTCGCGGGGGCGCTCGATGTGTCCTTACCGCTCTCCCGTAAGACGGTAACCAGCGACGGCTACGGCCATAGCATCGAGACGTGGGGATCGGTGGGCAATGTGCAGGTGAATCTCATCAAGCCGAATGCGACGCAATTGCAAGTCTATGCGACCCTTATTGGTTCTCAGCGAGCAATGATGATCAGGGCGATGCAAACCACCGATATCCGTGAGAATGACCGTCTTGTGTACGACTCTCTCAACTGGCGTGTGCAGAATGTGCGGAATGCAGAGAGTTACACGGTGACCAAAGAGTACCTGATGACCACTATCGCATGAAAGGAAACGCTCATGACAAAAAGACTACGAGTAGGGATCGGAATCATAGCTCTCGCTCTCGCACTGGCTTTTAGCCCGATTAGCGCAGGGAGCTCACAGGGAACATCCCCATCCCATAGCGCCAGTCACTCGGTCGCTGTGGCTGCGCCAACTGGCTCGGACGGCACCGGGACCAGTAATAGCGCCGGGAACCCTGAGAGTGCTGGTCTTCCAGCGAGTGCCGGACACTAATCGTGGCAGGCTCTTTCAATCATTTCGATCTCATCGCGGCGCGTCTCACTCCGGCGTGTGCGGAGATTGCAGCTGAAACCGCCTGGCATGCTGTGTCCAACATTCAGCAGCATATTATTGCCAATGGGCAGGTG